AAATTTTTTATTAGGCTTTCCATAAAGTAAGTTGTAAAAAAAAGAGCCCTTGTAAAAAAGAGCTCTTTTTAAGAAACCTTTATTCTGCAAAAATGTGGATCGTCCCATATTTTTCGATAAAGTATTCGTTAATTGCTGGCTCCATCTCATCCGGATCTATTCCGAGCATTCGCCAGACCGTATTATACCACCAATGACAAATACGAAATAAATCGTATCGAATAATATCATCAATAACATATTCGTCCTTAACGATCGATCCGTATTTATAAATGTCATAAAACGTAATAGCGAGCCCGTGAATCGCTGCTAGCGGAATTCGCCAGAAATTCAGAGCCATCACAACACAATACCATAACATAAACATAAAAACACCTCCAGTTTTTTATTAGGCTTTCCATAAAGTAAGTTGTAAAAAAGAAGAGCCCTTGTAAAAAGAGCTCGTTCTTTATAGAAAAAAATTAATCAAAACTCAGAGTCGATTCTCGTGAATTCGCCATGAACCCAGTCATCGAGATCTTTACTTTCGCCTCGAATAATGCTCGGCAGATAGTAATGAAAATAGTTAATATATGCTGTAGTAATTTTTTTTACCATTTTCACTGAATTGTGATCAAGATCAAACACAATGTGCATGCCATAAATGATATATCCGGCAATGCGCAAATCAAGTTCAGCTAACGGATAATTAATCCAATACAACAAACCGCCAATCATTCTTCTAAACTTCTCGAAGCCGGTTTTCAAAATTTCAGCAAATTTTTTCATGTAAAACACCTCCAAAAAAATTTTAGAATAATTTCTCCATAAACCAACTTGTATTTTTAAACGAAATCGTCTCATAATTATTCATTTTTATAGTAAAGGTCTCGGCAAAAGAAAAATCAGCGCTCGACACTTCTCGAACGCTGATCATATAAAGTTTCCGAGGTGCCATCCAGATTCGAACTGGAGAATAAAGGTTTTGCAGACCGCTTACTTATCACATGCATAGAGCTGCATACATTTCGTCAAAACCATCGCCGTACAAATGAATATAAGTGTTATACGTCACCGTTACCGATGAATGGCCAAGCAGCCGGCTCAATATCTTTACCTCAATACCTTTGTAGTAACAATTAGTAGCGAACGTATGTCTAAACACATGTTCTCCACCATAAGGAACGCCGGCTAGTTTACAAAGTTTCTTTGTCTGCCACATCAGTTTCTTATAAGAATATCTTTCGCCGTTCTGCTCGAAAACCCATCCAGTTGTTGCTACAGCTCTGAGCTTCTGAAGAATCGCTTTGGCCTTAACCGTTAGAGGAATTATCCGATTACTCGACTTAGTTTTTGGGGAATCCTGATAAGCAGAATTCTTATTGCTCATGGGATTAATGATTGTGGCATGAACGTGCATTCGACTCCGATCAAGTTGAATATCTTTCCACTTCAGAGCAAGTAATTCCCCCATACGCAATCCCGTTTCGATCATGAATAAAACTGCTAAATATCCAACGTTTCCTTCTTCACTCTTGGCAACCCTGTTCAGCTTTTCCTGCTGCTCGGTCGTATAAGCCGAAATATCTTTTGCTTTCTTCTGCACGTTCGACTCAACAGGCAGTCGAACACCAACGGACGGATCAGCCTTAATTATCTTAATAGCTGCTGCCTGCTTGAGCGGCGAAGATACTATACGGAACTGCTTCTTCAAACCGCTCATACCGTATCCGGCTTTAACCAACTCATTAATGTATTCTTGCAAGTCAAAGAAGTCAATCTGCCCGATCTCCTTCTGAGCTATAGAATATCTTCTGAGTACATTCCGAGAGCACTCAAGTCTTGAGAATGATGCAGCCTTAACTGTGTTCTTCTTAAAAGTGTTTAACCAAATATCAACAAAATCGATCAGCTTAATAGTATCATCCATATTAATCTCCTCTCTTGTAAGAGGCGATTTCGTTAAGTTGCCAAGGTTCGCATCATCAGTATAAAATATCTGATTGCTCATGTCAAGCTGCTCCTTTCCGTGTTCTCGACCATGAAAATATAACGAGAAAGTCTGTAACCCGAATCTGGTGTAATGCGAGGTTTTATTCTAGGATAGGCTCTAAGCTAACGCTGGATTAGAATAAAAAGAAAAGGGGCTGTATATTTCACCAGCCTCTATCCTCGTAAAATATACCCCCTTTTCCGTCATATAGGATACCGAAACAATCAAAAATGGCCTTAGCATATTCGATATCATCTAACCTTCGATCTGTTTCCCTTTTCAGGCGTTCGATAATCTCCTCATACTCTTTTTCATCGATACATCCCTGATAGTCGCTTAACTCGGGCAGTTCATAATTTCGATACAACATTTTTTTTCCTCCTTAAATTGTTTATAGGTTTCCCTATAATACAAACTGCGAATTTCGAGGCAAAAAGAAAAGGAGCTGTATATTTCAACAGCTCCAAAATCAAATATCACTCAATGTCATTCGCTTCGATAGCAAACTCTGCAGCATCCAATGTTTCGACACGCAGATTCAACATCTTGGCATTCTTCAGAACATCCTCGTCATCGGAATCGATGCTCACGATAACATCGTCACCTCCGTCCTTGCACAACAGAGCACCGTCACCCTTGTACGTATAGGACGAAATACCAAGAATAATTCCCAAGAACGTATCGATCGCGGTAATGGTCGCCATCACCTGTTCACGATACGGCAGATTCCAAATACCAGCTAAGGCATAATACAGAGTAGCCAAAGCAGGAAGAGCGATCTGTGCAATCCATTTCAGAATATCATATACCTTATTATTAAAGCTCATGTCTTATCATCTCCTCATCCGTTTTCATCGTCTTCTTCATTGACCTCAGCAACCGTGTTAGGAATATCACTAATTCCATCCTGCCACGGTTCCACATACTGCTGTGCTCTCTTACTATCGCCAATGCCTTCGGTTGTCGGATCAACAATAACCCCAACCATAGACAGCATAAACAGTCCACAATCGACCAATCTGAGCAATGCTGTTTGTTCGACACGAGGAATCACTCCAAACAAATCAAGTGCCGTGTAAACAAATACAATGACTGCCGAAATAAACGAAGTCAACCAAACCTTGTTTCGAAAACGTACTTTCCAGTTAATATTCATGTCCGCTCATCTCGATTCTGGAGGTTTTAGGTTCTGTAGGAAGCTTGGCAAGCATCGGAGCAATGTCATCAATTACGCCATCACCGCCAGCATTCTTGTAGGCATCAAAAAGTTTACCGTAAACCTGCCGTTCGTCGATGGTATAATATCCTCTAGCAATTGCCATTTCATAAAAGTTGATAAGCATAACTCTGGCAATTCCAAGAGACATCTCATCACGAGCCTTCTCTTCTTTTTCTCGTTGCGCACGGTAATCTTTATTATCCGCAGCATTTTCCTTAATTCGCCAAAGAATCACGCCGCTGAAAATCGAAATTACCGTGCTAATTGCCAGACTTATGAGCTCTCCAATCGGCATCATAAGCATCATACTCCCTTCAGAAACTTCTTCATGACATAACCGGTTTTAATATACTGAACTTTACAGAACTCTCCGCAATCATCGAGAACATTCATCTTAGTCCCCTCAACGACCTGATCAATAGCCTTTGCCCCAGCATTATCGCCTTCACGAACATTAATCGGGGTCTTGTTCGGAGAGATAATCACTGCATCGCCATGCAGAACACGGAGATCCTTTTTAGGCTTTTCGGCAATAACTTTCGGAACAGTGTTGCCATAATCAACAAAGTTCAATTCGCCCCAACGGTTCCAATCGTTACTCATAGGAGACAAAATAACACCGAGTTTGATGTTCTTCGCCTCGATAACCTTACCATCACCAACATAAATACCGGCATGATTAAACGTTCCGCCTCGACGTTTGAACACAATGGAGCCGGGTTTCAAACCGCCCTTAGGAAGCTGACCAGTAGTCGAGCAATATTTATCATGGACGGTCTGGAAGAAAGATTCACCTTCTTCGACCTTAATAAGATTGCCAAGCATGCCAAAAACATACTTAAGCATTCCTTCGGCGTCTACGACATGCTTACCAATCCACCGGGTACCGGCATTCTTAGCATTTTCGTCCGTAATATTCTCAAGCATCTCTTCGGTTAGCAGCTGACCATCCATACCGGGAACGTAACCCCAGCCATCATTCACCAACTTGGTAAAAGCCTGACACATAACTTGATAGTCGATCAAATATCACTCACCCGACCTTTCCGATTCGATGAACCGACACAAGCGCTCTATTTTCTTCGGGAATCATGATAGACACCTTAGAAATATCACTCAGTTTAACGATACGATTATTTGTAAGGAACAGATAACCATCTTTATAGATTCGATAATCTTGATTCGGAAATACATCGGCAAAATAAATGCCTTTTTCAAGAGTATCTTCATAGATAGTTTTCCATCCGGGAATATCACTATCGCTGGCTTGCTCTTCTTGTTCCTCAACAACGGGCACGTCTTCTTCGTCATTATTGTCGAGCGCAGGATCATCTACGAGAGACAGTTCCGGTTCAATAGTAGAAATATCACTCGAATCGTGCTCGGCATTCTCAACCAGTTCATCAAACTCTTCATCTTTTTCTTCAAAGCCCATTTCAAATCACCTCCATATAGCAAAAAACTGAGTCATTTTGAATTCTTATTCAACCGTAATCTGGATGTCGTCTTCTTTAATCTCTTCCTCTTTGTCAAAGATAAACGAAATCTTAGCAAGCTCCATTGGAGTAAGCGCATCGAACTTATTATCGTCGTACTTATCGAAATCATATTTAATTGTAAACGGATCATACTCCACGTTGAGGTTTAGCAAATCTTCAAGTTCGGCATCGAATTCAGGCTGAACATCTTCCGAGAAAATAGGAAGACCATTAGCCGCTGTACCAGTAGATTTATCCTTAAATCGATCAATAAGTTCAGCAAGCGCTTTTTCATACGGATCAAGCAATGTGCGAAGAGTTTCACGATTTTTGACAATAGCATATGACAACTTGATAGGAAGCTTCTTTGAAGCCATGCCATCAAGCGCAAGAGCAAGCTGCACAAGATTATAGTTATTGGATTTCATTCTTCATTCCTCCTTATTCTTTCTGGGTTAATTCTTTTGTTTAAGGAATTTGCTCATCACATATCCTTCAAATTTTACTTTACACCAAGTCCCATCATCAGATTCGACAGTAACCTCGGAACCTTCATTAATCATTCCAAGCTTTTTCGAATTTGTAGACCGACTTGCCCGAACATTTACGTTTGTATCGTTTGGCACATCGACGATGCATTTTCCTTCCATATCATTATCTCCTTCAGAAGCATTTACGGCGGTAGATTCAGTAGTCGTAGAAGCTGCAGTATAGTCAACCAGAGTGCATTCCCCAGCATAACCCCACTTCCCTAACTTAGTGTCATAATGCATTCCGCCACTAGAACAATGGGCAATCTTCAATGGGTTAACCGTAAGAACCACACCAACATGATAGTAGTCTTTAAGATCGCCGCTATTCTTATACTTGCTGTTGATTACGGCAGAGTCATATTTGGCATCGCCAGGATTTCGAGCTTTGTAAATCAGTTCGCCCTGTTTGAGCTGAGAAGCAGATGTAATCTTGCGGAGATTCTTAGTTCTGTATCTGGCGCCATAATTCGATCCATGCGTACCATTCCAACTCGTCCCGGCAAGACTCAGAGCGCCAATCACAAGTCCAACGCAATCACTATATCCACCATTGCCGCTTCTACCAAGTTTATAGTATCTGATACGAGAAGCATTACTGAGTACTCCATCGATAAACGCCTTAAGAGTAATCTTTTTAGAAGCCACATCATCATCTCCCTCGTAATCGATCTGAGTAATTTCTGTTCCCGGATAATAGAATGCCAAAATATCTTCGTGATTAACGCCAGTCGACGCAGCGTACTTAGCACCATTCTGGCTCATGCCTACACCGTGACCTAGCCGATGTGCTCCAATGGCCTTATCCCAAGTGTCCGGTTTAGACATAAGATACGGCCTAGATCCTCCCCATTGTTCTTCACTACTAACTGTATAACCGCCATTACTTTGCGAAAAATATGTGTCAGCAGGATTACCATCATATGTGAGAATCTGACCAGCTGTATCGTTCACCGCGTCGATAGCGTTCTGGTATTTGCCAGAATATCTATTAATTCTAAAAGCCTGAGCTGAAGCGGAAGAGTCCGAGACAGGCTTGGATTTTAAAATATAACGCCAAGCATATGTTCTACACGCAATAGCCTGAGCACAGCAAGCCTCATATGAAACATTGCCGATCTCACTAGCTACAACAGCGGCAACATACTTCTCGAACTCTTCCGTAACTATAGAACCAATTTCCACACCGTAATATTCAGCATTCGATTTCTGAGTCATTTTGATTTGTATTTTCATGTCAAACCTTATTCATATCTTTATAGCATTGCTGAATAGCTGCTACGAGATAGTCTTGTAGATCATATCCGTAAATAGCGGATGTAACCTTATTGACGTACTTCGTAGCGGCAGACGTAATGTCGATACTTGCATCGGTGTAGCACTGTTTAATACTGCATACAATAGCATCACGAACATCCTCACCAAATACAGAAGTTCTAACACGCTTAATGTAAGCTTTATTTGTTGATGTGATTGTCTTCGGACCAGTTGTCGCGCATTGCTCAAGGGATTCCGCAATAGCTTCACGTACCTCATTGCCATACGTAGCATTTTGCAGAATTCCTAAATTTTTCGCAATCGGCTGGTCTTTAATTGTGATTTTTGTAGCCAATCAGATCAGCTCTTTTCGTACAGAGTCACGTTTTTTTCCTCAGTCATCGTGTTGTATTCCACAATCGCAATATAGTTGCCGACCCAGTACAGCAACCGGCGAATCTCCATCACCGAACCGCTCCACAACTGCTGCAGATTAGTCGTCTGAATAGTTACCTCACGCTCAGCCAGAGCGTCAACAACGGCATTACGAGCCATTTCATCAAGTTCGTTCCAAGTCATATTTTTAGACCTCCTTTTTATTTTTAACCTACGGCAAAGTAAAAATATTTTGATGTATCACCAGCAGTAACTTTAAAATATATATATCCTCTTCCAGCAAACTTGCTATTTAGTGTTTTAATTGCTGTAGCCAAATCACTCGCTTCTTTTTTTGGTGTACTTATATTATTTGTTGAATCAGTTGCACCAGCACTTGGAACAGTTATCTTATCAGTCGACGATAAGTGATCCATACCAGCACTATATGCTTCAGAAGCATCAACTATTATAGTATTTTTATATGTAACAGTACTCGTATCCCCACCAAATGATGGAGTGACCCCGACAGTGATCGCTGCTGTACCTTTTTTGTTAGAACTATCGAAATTCTTTAATGTTTGTGCATTCTGATTATCCAAAGTTATCTTAGCGACTGTAAATTCTAAACCATAATTCATCTTAACGCTGATCGTCGGTTCTTCAGCTGTATTACCTTCTGTATGACCTGAAGGATTTAGAATCACGTCATTGTAATTGGTGTCGATCGTTACACTTTTACCATTGGAAGCCGATATCGTACAAGACGTTTTTGCACTGCTCCACGATTTTGACAATGTCACAGAATTATACGTATCAGTTGTGGAGATAGCAGCATACGATGTTCCGCTACTAAGACTATTCGATGACTTAACGTATACTTTCTTATTAGAAGAATCTTCAACCAAATATAACGTTGTAGAATGAAGAGTAATATGCGTACTTCCACTCACATAATAAGCTACTGCTGAAAAGTTGCTATTCTGAGCTGATCCTTGTGCTTCGGCATATACTGGATCAGACGATTTCGAAACGGATTTTGTACCATTTGTCGCCTTAACCGTATACATCTGATTTGCCCATGAACCTGTAGCGCTTATGGTTGTGCTTAATCCAGCGGTTTTACCAGCGTCATATCCAGCATTATACGTATCAGTTGTGGAGATAGTTCCGTAAAGATTTCCAGAAGAAGTAGAATTCGCGGAACGTACCATCACCTTCTTATTGGAAGAATCTTCAACCAAATATAACTTTCGCTTATGGACCTGAGTTGCTACTCCGGCGGAATCAGTGCTATAATCGTAGTAGTAAACCTGAGCATAAAAATAACTATCGGTTCCATCATCCTCAGCATAACCACCAGCGTATACTTTTGTCGAAATTGTTTCTTTATTTGATGCAGTGACTTTATAAGTATTGCTACTCCATGAATCGGATAAAGTTACTGAGGAAACGCCAGCGGAATATATAGACGAAACACTGATGGACCCATATCGCGATCTATCACTCGTGCTTGTCCCCAAATATCCGTAAACTACCATCTTCGTTGAATCAAGCACAAGATAGACATATTTACTAATTATAGTGGTGTTCGTCCCATCGTTAACTTTGACGGTAAAATTATCACTATCATTGCCATCGCCATTAAGATAAATAGACGTACTAACTGAGCTCGATCCATTCGCGCTTTTTGTGGCGGTAAATTTATTACCACTCCAACTGCCACTTATTGAAGCTACTTTGTCAAAAGTTAGTATACCAGATGAGCCATCAAGCATAGTATATGGAATGCTTACAGTTGTGCCGCTCGTTGTAATTGTTCCAAAAGATTGAACCACTGTACTTAACTTATCTTTTGTCAACCATAATCCGCTAGCAACAGTATCGCCGATACTAAACGCTTTAGATGCATGGATTGCTTTTACAACTACATAATCCATTTTACCAATAGCGCTTTGTACAGCATCTGCTGTAACGACCCCGTCAACATACAGATTGCCGTTTGTAATACTCACATTTCCGCATTCAACAGTCAACTGTGTAGCAACATCACCGGCAGAAACTTTTAATGCAATAGAATCAGCATTTTGTGTGATTTGTGTTTGTAAAACGTTATCAGCATTTGTGCGATCGGTTATTTCGGTTTGGATCTTTTTGTTTGTTTGAGTAATACTGGATTTTAACGTCTTATCGGCGCTCTCGTATTCCGATCGAAGAGTACTGGCAGTTTGGGTGATTGTTGAATTAACACCTTCGATCTCATCTGACAACTCGGTTCTGATTTGACCAGCGGTCTGTGTAATTGTACTGCTTAGCCCTTCGTCAGCGTTCTTATATTCCGATCGAAGAGTACTGGCAGTTTGGGTGATCACACCAGACAACTCATTATCACCATTTTGCCTATCAATCGCTTCTTGCCTGATCATCGTTTCGTTCTGCGTGATTAATGTATAATGATCAGCAATGATGTTACCTTGTTCATCAAGCATCGATTCGTTTTCCGCAGTCGCCGCAACAATTCCCTTAATACCTTCATCACTTACGGTAAATTCTGATAACCTCGTCCATGGTTCCTCTTCTTCGCCGATTCCACCCATCAATGCCTGTGCAGCAAGTAACACGCGTTCGGCATTCTGATCAATCTGAGTTTGCATTTCTCCAGATTTACTGACGACTGTTGCATTCCACTCGGATTGAATTTGAAGCTTTTCACCAACAATTTTAATATAATTGTCCAGATTTGTAGCAATAACTCTAGATGACGACGACGCTGCAGAAGCCGCACTACTGGCACGTCTAGATGTAGAGCTTGTTTGCCCAGACAATGTTTTGCTTTTACTTTCTTTATCCTGCTTCGGGTCACCTATAGTAAAGCTATCATTTTCAGGATTGGCATAGTCATAGTCGGCAGTGGTAACATACAGATCGGATTTATCCAAACTGTGCCATTTTGATTTTAATAGCACGGTCTGTCCAACAGAAATTCTCTTGTCGCTAGCATCGAGGTGATAAAGATCAATAGCTTTAACATTATAGTTCGGGGTATACCTAAACTTTTCATTAATGAACTCTTGTGCTCTTGTACGTAACTCTGCTTCCGTACTAGCATCATCAAACTGTTCAACCCTATAAATCTTTCCGTATTTCTTAATGGCCGCATTAGAAACATTCATGTACTTTTCACTAAGGGTTACTTCATCGGCACCGAGCGGGTAAAGAATTGTGAAAATCTCGTCATCCGTATCTTCTTCTTCAGACATTTCCATCATGTTTACGCCAAAGGAAATGGATGAAGGATTCTCGGTTGCACTAAGCGGCGTATAGCTAAGAACCATGCTACCGCTTGATGAATCGATCGTAACATAGCCGCCGTACTTATCAATTAAATCTTCTTGAAAAGCATCCCACGTCGAACGCCAGCCGCTAGAATCAAATTTCTTAGTCTTCGTACTTGCGATATCTGTAGTTCCATCTGTGTCATATACAACAACCGATCCGACAGACAACTTTTTATCGTCACCTATCTGCGTATTATGATAGTCAACAAGTCTCTGTACATGTGCAAGAATGGTTTCTTCTCGAGCTGACGTCGTAGTTTGGTTGTTCTTGTCAGTAGTCTTGACCTGATCACCAGGCTGAAGCGTATCGGCTAAATATGCCAGAGTCCCCTCACACACAACTTTGCGCTGTTTATAAAAATCAGTAGAAATTCCGGAAACGCGTCCCTCGAAGAGCAGCGTATCATCGTCATAAAGAAAAACCGAAGTAGCTTTACGAGTAAGCGAATTATACCGAATATTTGTCGGCAACATCGTAAACTCTAACGATGCCGCTTTATTTAATTCTTCTTTTCCAGTAGGACCGATAACCGAATAAATATCAGACTGTGACTCTGGATCCCACAATAGCAACTTATTGGAATCGAAATTAGAACGGGCCATACCGTAAGTGTTCTTAATAATATAAATTTTATACATTTACAGCATCCCCCTCCTATAATCCATAGTGACTGTTCCGTTTCCTTTAAATCGCAATTTATTTACACCGTTATCGATAATTAATCTCGGAATAATCGCTGATTTCGATGTTATACTGCTTGTCGGTACGTTTCCATAACTGACCCATTTCTTGTTTTCATACTTATAAACTATCATTGGACTTGCAGAGTCAGTATTAGTCGCAGCAAATCTGGGAGCGATCTTCTCGGTAGAACCGATGACCGTAGCATCGAATGATCCATCAACCGTTATGTTATTCAAATAACAAATAATCCCGTCGTCAAAACTGAAAGAATCCCACAGCCACATTTCCACAGAACAATTCATATCTTTCTTGAAAGGATAAACGTCATAATTTAACGTAACTGTTGAGAAACTCTGTCCAGTTTGCCATTGAGCTACTTGTATGTATCCGGCATAAAACCAAGCGGGATCATCTTGTAGGCAAAACCTAACAACTTTACCGTGAAACAAGGAATTAAGTTTCTTATCAAACTCAACCCATCCGCCGAGCTTTTCTTCAACAAAATCAACATCTGTCGCAAATTGAATCGAACCTGTGCGATTCTTATATGTGACTGAACCAGTTAAATATGTCGTTAAATCTATTGGATCGGTTCGCCCCGGAACTGCCACAAGTTTTGCATTTGGACTCGGTACCGGAAGTGTTGGTCTAGCTAAAGGAATCAGATGAAAATCAATCCACGTATCGTAATATTTCCAAATTTTTCGTTTAACTCTAGTTGTTTCGCCACCAACAGTGTAAGAAGTTGTCTTTGTTGAGTACGTTCCATCGTATATACGAAGCGAATGATACTGTTTACTAAGTTCTTCGTCAGTCATTTATACCATTCGCCTCCTTTCTATTCAGCTACAAGTGAATATGATATACTGATCTGACTAAAGTTATTTCCACTTTGGAAACCACCAACGGTAATCAGAACATTATATACTGTATCCGGATCATCATCGGCAAATATCATCTTCGTTTTTTGTCCATGCATGAAGTTCATGATTTCTGAATAAATCGTAATCCAAGATCTATCCTGATCTGCAACGATAAAATTAAATGACCCACTACCATTCTTTAAAATCGAATATTCATATGTTGTCGTGGCGTAATCATCTGTATCTTTATTTATAAGATTCGTTAAACCACTATAACTATTAACGTTAAGACCCAGACTTACGTGATACGGACGAACAAGATCTGGCTGGCTATTAACGCCGACCACGTCAACTTTATTACTCCATACTTCCCTTTTTGCCATAGAATGTCTAGTAGAGGGGATTAAGCCCCAATCAGTCCACGTATTCTTCGAAGTGCCATCTTCAGAAGTAAACGTAATAGAATGATACAAAACTTATCCCCCCTCCTAAAAACTGAGTCATTTTGAAATATGCATCACATTGCTGCTGCACGTTTACCGAGCTCTCTATCCATTGCCGGAGCAATCTGCCCAACAAGTGCACCGGTGTTCATGACCACACGCATGTTGGCCATATTTTCTCCAAGCTCACTGATTCGCATATTAAGCCCGTCAATGGATTCAAGTATAGACGTTGGATCGAAAACTTCAGTATTGTTTTCAGCTTCAATATCTCTATAAAATCTATCAGGAATCAATTTTTCAGAAACATTGCCAGTAATCGAATAAGATTTGTTTCCCATCATACTGTCAAGCTGAGTAGCACCATTAGTTACATCAGTAAGATCAAGCACTGGTCTAATTGTAGGTTGATCATCAATACCACTCATAAGAATCGAGCTGAGAAGCCCGAGACTATTCTGCATAGAATCGATCGCATTAGTTGCCATCTGTTCTGTAGCCGTTTCGATCGAGTCAGTATTATTTTCGATACCAACCGCATAACCTTCAGTCGACCAATAGCCAAGCTCAGCAAACTTCTTAGACGGTGATTCGATCAGAAGTTCATCTTTTGCGTTCATGTACGCAATCCTTGCGGCTGCTCTAGCATTTGCCGCCAAGGTTTCAATAGCATGCGAATCGGTAAGACCATTCGCCAGCCCGACAACCATATTTTCGCCAAGTGTGTAGAAATTCGTTCCTTTTTCACCATTTCCAATAAAATTATTCATATGAGTAATAACGGAATTTAAGCCAACATTAACAGAATTACCAGTAGTATCATCATTTGCAAGCTCAGCCGTAACACCAGACATAAGCGACGTGGCAATATCTGCGCCAATGGCATTCATTGTATCAACGTTAATAACGCCATTAAACAACGTCTGAATGGCCGTGCTAAGTGCTTCAGCTTTTTCTTCATCAACGTTAGCTGCACTCAATACAGCAGCAGCATTTGACACAGCTTCAACTGCATATGCTGCTGAATTCACTTTCGCCGGATCGAACGAAGCATTGGTAATATTTTTAAGTAAACCGAGAATAGTACGATCTTTGTTTTCCGATCCAATTGCATCATACATATCACTGGCATACGTGACAAAGTCATTATACCAATCATTATCGGACGAAAGAGTACTAAACACTTCAGTAATTTTCCCAGCCATCTCAATAGCGTTCAAGAAACCATCATCGCGATTAAATTCTACCGCAGGAATCGTGGCCAGAGAATTAAGTGCCGTAGCAATCTTTTCAACATTAGCTGCATAAGTTGTAGCGCTACTCTTTTCGTCCGAGAATATGCCGCCCAAACCATAACTCTTAGCCGCGCCTGTATTCTCTCCAGACAACGTTTCAAAGAATGTTGTAATCGATTCTGCAACATCTAGTGCCTTACCAAACGTTGTATCATCAACTTCGAGCGTCTCGAAAGCCTTCATCGCATTTCCATAATCGACTAAGGCTGTTGCGAGTTTACCGACGCTCTCTTTAAAATTAGTCATACTGTCCTCGCCAGTTAAGAATGACAAACCAAGAAAATCATTCCATGCCGTGTCCAAACCAGCCTTAGACATTTTTCCAATTACATCGATCAATGATTCGAGTACAGTAGAAACATTCTCATCGATGGTAAAATCACCAATGCTTAGTTCGCCCATTGTAGACAATTCTGTACAGATAGACTGAAGATCAGTGAAATTATCCATAAAAATATCAACTGACCCTTTTGTTTTATCGCCAAGAAGACTCTTAACAGCCCAGTCAGCCATAGCGGTGAACAAACCGTTGCGGCTAATGATGCCGATAAGGCTTGCGAGGGACCTCAGTACTGGCGACACATTGCTGTCAATCGTAAAATCGCCAATCGAAAAACCTTCCGTTGTCTTCAAGGCATCACAGATTTGGCCAAGACTAGTGATGTTCTTCTTAAACGTTTCGTACATGTTGTTATCGCCGAACAACGAAGCGGAAACAAACGTAAGCAAGTTTGACATAAACGTTCCGCCGGCGATAACCAAAATCAACTCTGTAAGTGACTCGACAGCTTTTATAGCTCTACCATCAATACTGAATTCACCAATAGACATCTTACCAGTTTTACTCATATGGTCAAATATCAACTTCAGATCGTCAATGTTGCTATTAAAAATTGTAGAATCATCTTTACCATTTCCAAATATTTTTTCAGAAACAAATGATGTGATTGTCGTAACGAGATCGCTCACACTTACAAGTGTCATCAATTCTGTAAGAGACGTAATCTTGTCATGAGCGTTTGCATCAATGGAGAAATTTTCAAGTTTAAAAGCATTTGGTGATTCTTTTGAAATGTTACTCAAATACAAGAATATCTTGGACAAATCAATCACATTGTTGTAGAACTGATCATATAACCCCTGATCTTGACCGAACAATGTTTTGTTCGCAAAGGAAGCAAGATTAGAAATCAACGTTCCACCAGAAACATACGCCATCAACGTTGCTAATGAGCCAATCTTCGTTTCGGCATCCTCATCGATCGAAAAATCACCAAGTTCAAGCTTCTTTCCATTAAGTGCCTTAAAGACTTGTTCCATTTGGTCAATCGTTGTGATAAACGAATCGAACATGTTTGGCTGCACAGCTTCAGACCCAGATTCAACCATCTCTGCTTCAGCACCAAAGCTTACAACCCAATCGCCGATTGTCTCGAGCACTTCGGTTCCGACCATAAGAGCCGCAATCTTAAACAAATTAGAAACGCTATTAACAGTTTCATCGCTGATAGACAGATTCGGATCATGAATGCCTTCGAGAGCATCCATGAAAGACTTCATGTCGTTTGCCATTATAGCCAGAATATCCGTACCAGCCATTCCTTCAACAAAACCACCGATAAGTCCGCCAAAAATCTTACCAATGAATCTCCCACCAGAAGCACCGGCGTCATCGAGGCCTTTGACTTTCTGTACCAAATATCCCAAACCAGTGACAATACCAAGTAAACCGATAAGAGCCAATGCGCCCTTTGCCATTCCACCAATACTTATCTTACTCAAAATTTCAATACCCTTTGCAAAGCCTAAGAACACAAGCGCAAACGATGCCGAGAATGCGAGCATAGTGCTTGTATCAATTTTCTCGACGAGCTTGAGGATTGTCACAAAGGTATACAATGTTCCAGCAAATATAATAAGCGTTCCAAGCTGAGATAAGAAATTCTTAAGCGGCTTATCGGAAGATGAAGTCTTAGAAAGAAGCTTCATAGCAAGCAACACCGCCGAAATGGCAGCAATACCCTTAATAAGCGAGCCAACCTTAATATTCGCCACAATATTGAGAGCATGTGCGATTCCAACAACAGCTACTGTCATCGCCAGAATTGTTCCAAACGAAGACGTTATACCAGTAGTCTCTTTACTTCGGCCGAACAAACCTGTTGATGACCCTGTTCGTGCGGACTTGTTGATTTTCTTGATCGCCGAAGAAAATGCACCGATTAACATCACGAGAGCTAACGTTCCTTTAACGATCGAGCCAGTGCTCATTGAACCGAGTTTCTCAACAGCTTTAGCAACAATATAGCAAGCGATCGCCATACCAATAATTGTACCGAACTGAGAATACTCGCCAACGGTTTGTACTGATGAACTTGAAGTCTTGCTGCTCGCATACTTAGTTATGTTTCTAAAACTATCTTTACCAGATGTTTTTGTTCCAGAAAATTTATTAATCTTCTGAATTGCTCTAGCAAATATCACCAAAATCACTTCTAATGCAAGGATACCCTTGATAGCTTTTGTAATGGGTATATTGGCCAGCATCTTGACGGTGAACGCCAGAATCATCATCGATGCCGCGAGCGCCATAAAAGCAGAATTATTATTTCGTAAAGCATGCGAATTAACAGATTCGAAAGTATGGCGAACCATAACCATAAGAATAGCTAGCATTGACATACCTTTAATTGCTTTTGTCACAGGCATGTTGCCAAGCATCTTTACGACAATCGCGAGAATGCCAATAGAAATCGCAAGCGACATAAACTGTGTACGTTTCGTATCCTTATCTCTGCCGGTTGTCTGAATAACTTGCGATACCATCTTCATAATTAGGCCGAGCATTATTGCGCCTTTGAGGGCTTCACCAACATTAAGCTTAGCCAAACGCTTGACGATGAGGATCATCATCAGCATTGAAACAGAAATCGCTAAAAAATTCATACCGACATTCTTATCAGTCAGTGATGTTGCATTTTTAAGAACTACCCCAATAAGAACCATCAACAAAGCAATACCACCAAGAACAATACCGCCTTTAATCAGATCCGTTTCTTCAATTCCAGCAATAATTTTTAATGAAACAGCAATTAACGCGATAGAAGCACCGATTTTAAGAAAGGTATTTCCAACAGTATCTTTTACATTACCATTTTTATCAGTTCTCTGCGCTTTACCCCAAGATATGAGACTAAATCTAATCCCTTTACCAATATTGTCAAATAATCCCCCAATACCACCAAAGAAATTATTAGCAGATTTCGCAACGCTAGACGTTATTCCCATGGAAAACAGTGACTGAATCAACGACATAATATTAGATGATTGAAACCACGCAGCAAATTCATCGATTTTAATAAACAACGTTTTAATCCACTCAAAAACCGATCCATCAAAATTCTTCAATTCTGAAAAATCAACACTATCCCATCCTTCAATTAACCCTGGGATAAATGTTTCAGTAAGATTTTTCCATAATGCTCCCCATAAAGTCCAACCTTCTTCGGTCGATGCTGTAGTACTAGCTGAACCGGTTGCTCCACCAGTAACTTTTGAAACTATATCACTGCTAGTTACGCCAGGAATCACTTCATCTTTATTACCACTTCCAAACCCAAGTGCCTCTTTAATGTCGTTCCACATCTGTGTGATTTTGGCACTTATATCTTTACCAAGCTGCGCAAAATCGATGTTGTTAAACCAGTCAGTCACCGTCGTCCAGTAATCACGAATCTTGTCAAACAAAGTGTTGCCAGTAGAGACATCATCAGCCCCGCCAATTTTAAAATTAACAAAAAACGATTTGATCTTTTCCCATACGGGAGCCAACTTCGCTTTAAT